TGTTCCACGTCAGGTAGGTCGTGCTTGCGGCCGGCTTGTATTCGATGACGACCGAGCCGCCCGACTGAATGAATTCCGCAGCCGGTGGCGTCCAGCCAACGCGGATGCGTGGCAAGATCGTGCCGTCGGCCTGCACCAGCTGAGTCGTGCCGTCTGCTGTGAGCGAAAGGTTGGTCGGCGCGCCGAGCGTGAACGGGTCTGGCAGCGTCGTGTTGGGCGAATCCTCAACAAAGATTTCCTCGTCAACGTCCCACGAATAAACCGACGAAGCGGTCTCCCGAAGCGTCATGTCGATGAACACCTGAGGCGGCGTCCCGTCGCTCGCAAAATTCCACTCCATGACCTCGAAGACCTTCGACGACCAGCCGAGCTTTTCGTTGGTAATCATGACCGTGTCGCCGGCACGGACCTGCATCGCTTCGAGACGGAAGCGAGCCGAGAACGTGATTTCCTCGCGAGCGCGGCGCAGTTCAAGAACGGCGAGCCGTTGAGCGCAACTAGGCGAAGTCGTGAACGGGAGAACTACGTCGCGGAAAAAGACGTTGCCGTTGTCCGCGCTGACGTAGGTCGGCGAGCTGATCGTCGGGAAGTCGGTCACCTGCCAGTTGTTCGTCTCGCTCACGTAAACGCCTTTGACCGAGTTCACCCGGTCCCGCGCGCTCGTTCGCGTCTGCACGTTGAGCGGTCCGACGAAATGCTTCTCGGTCAGGGTCACCGTTGGGATGCGATACGCCGACGCGTAGGGCACGATGCGGCCGCCCGTGTAGGCGATCAGGCCGCCCATCGCGCTGAGGAGCTTGCCGATGTTCTCGTCGGGCGATGCGCTTGTCACGATGACGCCGTTGGCCTCGTAGCGGTTTTCGTTGACGACAGGCGAGACGGGAAGGATCTGCACCTGCTCTTCGCAGATCGTCGCGGCGACGCCGAAAGCGGTGTCGTCCACCTCGGCTGCGGTCATGCCCATGCCGAGCGACGTGTCGGTGAGGTAGTCGCGAAGGCAGAGCGCGGCGTTGGCGGAATAGGCGGTTGTCGCCGTGCGCGGGTCGAGCACCTTCTTGCCGCGAATGACGGCGCTGATGTTTGGAATCCCGCTCGGGAATTTCTCGGCGTCCCACGTCAGACGAACGTAAAGGTAGGCGATGCCAGAGAGCTTGTGGTCCGAGGTCCAGCGACCGTTGGCCAGAGGCGGGTTGTTTGTATCGTAAATCAAATCCGCGTCAGCAAGATCGCCGGGAACGCCGCGCTTTTTGTTGATGCGGGCAACGCCGTTGTAGAACGAGCCAGCGTCGGGAATGTTGCTTGTGCCGGTAAGCGGAACCAGCTCGTCATTGAAATACACCTCGTCAATGGCTTCGACCTCGTGGCCGGCGAGCGTCAGGACGATGTGCAGGAACTGATTTTTGTCTCCCGTCGTGCTGAGATAAACGATGGTCCCGCTGACGCGGGTTTTGCCGTAAACAATCGTCCGCGCCGAAATCGGATTGCGGACCAACTGCGACCGGTCCGAAAGCGACGAGTCTGAAAAGCTCGGCATCTTCGGCGCGAGCAGTTTGGACGCGGCCATTGATGCGCCAATAACTCCGATGAAAGAGACGGTGTAACCGATTGCCGTCGCGATGGCTGCCGATGTTGTAACGCCGATGCTTAATGCTGCACCCGCTGCTGCTTTGGCAATGGCGAAGATAATTCCTTGTGGCATTTTAGATTTTCCAGAAACGCGTTTCCGCGCCGTCGTTTAAGTCAGCGAATAAAAGCCCATCCTTCCCGACATAAGCGATTTTCGAGCCTATCACGATCGTCATCGTCTCGCCGTTGCCACAATCACGCACCGCAATGTCTCCCCGAGCAGCGAATCCTTGGCCGATTGGCTTGAATCCTAGAGGCTCCATATGCGCTTGGATAGTTCCGATCAGGCCGCCGTGTTTTTCGAGCACGCGCACGCCAGAAAGCGCGCTGTTGTAGGTGCCGCGCAGACGCGCCGCTGGGTCGATTCCGGTGCAAAGCTCAATCCAGTTTGCTCCAAATAGGCAGCAGTCGTTTATTCCCCACGCGAAAGGTTGATCGCGCTTTTGCTCGATGAATTTTGAAAGCAGGTCCGGCCAGTTGTCGCGGCGTGCTGGCATGGTCACATGTATGAGGTGGCCTCGGTCTCTCCGCCGCCCTCGCGCACCGGTGCCGCAAGCTTCGCGTTGCCCCAGTAAATTTGTTTTTCTTGGATCGCGGTGACGAACTCCAAGCCAAGATCGCCGGGGTGCAAATTTTCCTGCTCTTCCTGCGTGTAGCGCACCTCACGCGGCCGGCGAAAGTCCACGAGCTTGTTTTCCGCGCTCATGATAATCGTCGCGTTTTGCCCGTCATCGTTGACCGACATGACATCCATGCGGCCGGCGAAGATCGTGACGGGCGAGGCGACAATCGCTCCCGTCGCGTCGAGTGCGCCGAACAGCACGGAGCAGGCTTTCCCTTGGTAGTTCTCGGTGAGCGCAATCGATACGTAAGCGCTCGGAATTCCCGAGAGCTGGAAGTTGATTCCCCGCGCCGAGAGGTCGGTCGTCTCTTCGACCGGCGAGATTGTGCCGAGCGTGCCGATGCCTTGGTAGGTCACGGCGCCGACGGTAATCGTCCCGTAACCACTCCAAAGCCTGACCGGCGTCGAGAAGGAAAACGAGGCGAGCAGGATCGGCGAGAGCTGCGAGGCGCTCACCTCGGTGACCATGTTGGCCGAGAGTGATCGGCCTGCGGTGGTGATGCTCATGACTCGACGTCCTCCACGATCGCAAAGCCAATGCCGTAGATGCTTGCCTCGCCGATAGCCCACTCAGTGCTCGGTGACGCGAGGCGAAAGACGCCTTTTGCGTTGGTGTAGGTGATGGCCGTGCCGCCCGCGTAGCTTTTGCGAAGCGCCGGGAAAAGATCTACGCTCGATGAAGAATTGACCTGCACAACCTTGTAAAGCGAGGTTGCGATTTGCAGCCAATCGCCGACTGCGAACGAGCCGGTTGCGCCGCCGAATGTCAGCGTGGTCCCGTTCGCGGTTGCCGTCGTGACGGTCAGCGTGCCGGTGACGCCGCCTCGGTTCGTCGGGTTGGCGTAGTCTTGGAAATAGAACGTGCCGCGCTGCGCCGACAGCAGGAAGGCGACAATCTGCTCAGCGTCCGCGCGCTTCATCGGCGGACAATCGACCGAGCCGAGCCACGCTTGCCCTGGCCAGTTGTATTGCTGCGTTTGCAGCGTGAACGGCGAGGTGTTGCGCGAGGTCGCAGAAACGCCCGTGAACGACAAGCGCGAGAGGTTAAAGGGACTCGGCGGCGTGAGTGGATAGGTGATGGCCATGAGGATCAGGCGAAGGCTGCGCGGTAGCCGCCGCCGCGTCGAACCATGTCGGGAATCTCGGCCTTGAGCCGACGCCGCTCTTGTTCGAGGATCGGAGCGAGTTCAGCCCGCGAGACGCCGGCCGCGATGTTGTAATTCACGGTGACACTTCCGCTGCCCGAACCGCTGCCGCCGCCCATCTTGTTGTTCGGCACGATGGTGCCGCTGGCGTGCGGAACGAAGAGTTCTGGCCCTTGCTCGCCGACGACGTAAGAGGAGCCTGCGCTGACCGGCCCGCCATCGGCCATGAAACCGGCAAAGCCTTTGCCTTGCAGAACTCCGGTAACTCCTGCCGCGAGGCGCTGCGTGACCATTTGCTGAAACACCAGCCGCACCAAATCGCGACCGAGCGAGCGGACAACCTCGCTTAGTTTTTGACCGCTCAAGATTGCGTCCTCGAAGCCTTGGGCGATTAAGCTGCCGGCATTTTTAGCAATGATGTCTAAATCTGTTTCAATAACTTTTCGTTTCTGCAAGAGCTTGTTGTACTCTTGCAGCTTTGCCGTCAGCTCCGTAAACATCGCAATGTCTTTTGGCGTCGCGTTTGAAAGATTAAAGTCCTCAAGGTTTCCACCCAGCGCCTGTTTCAACTGACGAATTGAAGTTCCGACTTTGATCAATTTTTCATCTAGTTCCCTCTGCAAAGTAATCTCGGATTTGAGGTTGTTGGAAAATTCAACTCTCGTTTCGTCCACCGATTTTTGCGCATCGTTGTATTTGTTCAGTGCTTCGGAAGCTAACTCAAGTTGTGTTTTCTCCAAGCGTCCGATCTCAAGTTTTCTTTCCGCGTTTTTAATCGCATCGACGGAAAAATCACTCTCTGCAATTTGGCGATTCAGCGCCGAGATAGCGTCACCGATTGCCGCAAATTTAACTGCCGGAGATGCGTTGATCAAATCGCCCTCGGCTTTCACTTTTGCGTATTCGAGAGCCAAGCGAGCCAGTTCGTCCGACACACGTTTCAAACGAATCGCTGCGGCTTGTGCTGCTACGTCGCCGCCTGAAAAAAGACCTGCTAGTTTAGCTGCCAAAAACGCCACGCCCATTTGCAATTTCATCACGGCTTCATCGGCGGCATTTGTCGCAACGGTCAAACGATCTAAATCTTGACCAGCTAGACCCAGCTTCTTCGCGTTCTTTTCTGCGTCCTCCAAAAAAGCATTTAATCTTTTTACTCCGCCAACCGCCGCGCTGAATCCGAAAAAGGTCGCCAAGCCAACGCTCACTGTCTTCGCAGTTTTTTGCAGCGACGAAAGTTTGTTCTGCACGGCTGCGAAAGCCTGCTTCGTCGCATCGACCGCCCTAAGTGTAAATGATGCCTCAGCCATGGTTTTTAAGTTTTCGGTTTTGGTGTTCGATGTAAGCCAGCCAGCCGTTTAGTTCCTGAGCTGGCATCGCGAGCACCTCGTGGGCAAATTTGTGCAAACGATCCGCGAGCGCGTAAACAGCGAGGAGGTCTGCCGCCTCCCCGCCGTAGATCAGTTTTTTAGGTCGTCCACCTTCGGCGCGTCAGCATCCGCGAGAATGGCGTTGGCGACGCGGCCGACGACGTTGCTGTCCGCCTTGTTCAACAGCGTCGGCTTGTGCTCAATCGTGAACAGCTTCGCGCCGTGCTCGTCGGTCGCTTTCATAATCAGGAT